CTGCCGTTCTTCTGCGGCTTTCAACTCCGCGTGCACGGCAGCGATCTTTTGCTGGTGAGCCGTCCATTGCAGATAGCGAAAGGGGTCTTCGCGTGAGAGCCTTTCCACATCCTCCATCGTTTTGATGTCGGAAAATTCGCCTTGTTGCTGGGCTTGCAACGTCTGCAACAGAACCGGCAAAGCCTGTTCGTATTGCTGGCGCGCTTGCTCCAGCGCCTGTTCCTTGGCGCTGAGCGCTTTTAGACGCTCGGCGGCCTCGTTTTGTCCGCGTCGCAGTTCCCGATCGCGTTCCTGTTCGCGCTGCGCGATATACTCTTGCAGATCGCGAGGCAAGGTTCGCCACCGTTCCCTTGCGTCTTTGGACCACGAGTGAGGCGGTTCGATGGGCGGAGCCGTGTCCGGTTCGTCGCCCTCACTCTTATCGCCGCTGGGCTGCGCATCGGCAGGTGCGGCAGAAACTGGTTGCTCATTGGCGGCATCGGATGCCGAGTCAGCATCAGCCTGCGCATCTGTCTTCGCGTCCACTGTGGCGGCGGGCGGCTTCGCCGCGCCTTCTCCTTGCCCCGCCGCGGCACTGCGCTTGTGACGCCATGCGGCGAGCGCGCGTGCGGCTTCGCGCGGAGACAGCGGCCCGGAGCCCTCAGCCTCTACTTTTATCGTATCAACAGGCAGAGGGGCATCATCAACGTTTAAGGTTTCCATCAGTTCACCGTTCGGTTCTGGTTTAGCAGATTGTCAAGCACATGGCGGGCAAGATGGCCGTTAGCTACGATATGTCCAATGGCATCAACCAGCCGGTTCAACAGGTTGGTGGCAATCCAGATGCGGTCGCGCTCGGCTGGATCGTTACAAGCCTGCCAGCGCGTGATTAGGTCATGTTGCAGCATTTCTACTGCGGTCTTGAAGGCATCGCTGTTCAACAGGTGCTCCGCCTCAAGCCCCGACTGCACGGCGTCGAATAATTTGTCGTCGCTCATTAATGCGCTCCACGATGTGCGCTCGCGCGCGCTCCACACAGTTGCGCCAATCACCCTGACGCGGTTGCCGCAACGTTATCATGCTCCGATACCAATCGGTGCAATCGCGATGACGCGACCAGCGCCAATCGCAAACTTCGGGCAACAGCACGATTACAGGCGTGCCCATCGCACCGGCAAGGTGCGCTACGGCGGTATCTACCGACACCACGAACTGTCATGACATCAACAACAGGAAGGCGATAGCTTCCTCGTCGTCGGCATATTGCAGCGCAAGCCGGTTGATAACGGCGGCGTGCTTGAGTGCGCGTTCAGCGGCGGCGAGTGCGACTGCCGTGCGGCGCGTGCGCGCGGCCTGATCGAGCGCAGCCGCCATGGCAGCAAGGTCGCCACGTATGGCAGCGCGGTGCGCAGTAAGCCGTTCGGCTGCTGCTATGGCTTCTTCCGCAGCGGCAAGCGCACGATCGAGTGGTTCGCGGCGCTCCGGCTCAGTGATCGATTCGGCCCGATGCCTGAGCCGTCGTTCGGCCTCGATAGCGGATCGCAGCTCGCGCCAGCGACGGCGAGAAATTCCCCCGCCGCCGACGGCCAGCTCCTCCGGCGGCGGGGGCGCTGCCGTGGATGCCCTAACGGCAGTTGCGGCAGCAATGCGCGCGCTTAAGCTGGAAGCAAAATCGCCAGCAATACGCGCCACAGAAGCAGATGCAGCGCGGGCGAAAAGCGTGGCAGCAAATCCACCGCCCGCCATCCCGCTGCTTGCCGCCGACAATCGCGCGGCAAAGAGAAGCAAATGATCAATAACGCCGCGTCCGGCAGAAGCAAAATCAGCGCGTCCGAACAAGTCGGCGACGAAACTGCCCGCAGGGCGCGCACTTTTAGCCGAGGCCGCGCGCCCAGCTATGTCGGCAATAAAATTTCCTGCGGCTTGGGCTCCGAGCGCGAGCGCGGATTGTGCCGCAAGCTCAAGTATGCGGTCGAAGGCGCCTCGCAGTGCGCTCGCGGCGCCGATATTGCCAGCGAGTGCAGCGTCGAAACCGCCTGACGAACGCATCGCATTCGCCAGAGTCGCGCTTGCGGCAAGCGAGGTTGCAAAGCTGCCTGACGAACGCAGCGCATTCGCCGAAATTGCGCGCGCCGCAAGCTCCGCTGCGAAGTCGCACGCGACGCGACCTTGGGCGGCGAATGCCGCACGCGCATTGATAACGGCAGTGAGGCTGCCCGCGGGGCGCGCCTGTTGCGCTGATTGCGCTCGCGCCGCAAGTTTCGCCGCGAAACTACCGGCCGAACGCGCGATGAGCGCGGATTGCGTACGCGCTCGAATCGAGGCTGTAAAACCTCCAGCCGCTCTCGCTCGGCAAGAAAGCGCCGCCCGCGCTTCGAGCGCGACGACCGTAACGGCGGGGATCGGCAGCGGAATGCGGACGGCAATAGGCACTTAAAAATGCCTCCGCTTAAAACCAAATCAAACCGGCACGATCTGCCAGAAGTCAGAAGGAATCACATAGTTGTTAGCGGCCGGTGGGTGCTGCCCTTGGGTAACCGTGCCGTTCAAAGTCCACGTCTGCCGCCCTGACCTACCCCACCAAAGATCGCCGAGCACATCGGATTCCGAGCCGAGGTGAGAACGCAAGCTGCGGTATTCAACGATGTTGGCAGCGACGCTGCGAATTGAAAACGGCCCGCGGAACGCAAGCTGGCGCAGAAAATCATTGTTCGTCGTCAGATTGGTGCCCACCACGTCGTTGTTAGTGCACCAAAATTCGGCAATCCCGCCGGACCAGTATTGCGGCGTGGTGTCGTCCATCACACGACCGAGCACCATGCGCTGCATAGTGACTGTGATATTTGTGGTGCTCTGCGAATGGCTGATCGATCCATCCGGTTGCAGCACCGAAAAGCGGCGATTGCTGGTGCTAATGGCGCGCACAAGCAGGAAAGTCCAGGCGTTGGCGACGGCCGCGGCCAAACCAATCGAATTGGCGCCGAACCAGAGCGTCCAAGAATCAGTGGAGTCCTTAACAATCCTAAAACTGTCCGAGCTATTGGTCGATGAACCGAGCATCCAGGCGGTGTGGTCACCAGTAGCGCCATCCCAATAGACCCAGAACGCGACCGTGAACGGTAGCGCGGTGATCGGCGAGGATGAATTGAGCAAATATCCCGTCGATCCATCAAAGAAGGCCATCACGCGCTCACGTATTTCACCGGCGTTGCCTTGACCTCGTGGTTAGCGGTGGTGGCATTAAGCGCCACGGCGGTGTTATGCACCATGTAGATACCCCACTTCGACGGCGTAGTCCCGCCAAACGCCTGCGCGATTGAGCACGGCCCCCATTCATAAGTATGGTTAGAGGTCCCATCGGTCGGGATAATCTGCAATAAGCGCATCAGACTCTTCTCACCGGTGGGTGAGAAATTGGCATCAGTACCGCCAGCACCTGCCGAATAGGTGACACCATCGTAAGAACCATAGGCCCACACTTCGATCTGCCGCGCATTGGTTGGCGAGGTACCGGTGGTCACCTTACCGCCGACGAGGAAATCAACGTATCCATTGGTCGAATTGTCAACCGCCGTTGAGATGCGACCCGCAATCAGGTTGGTATCGCTTGCAAGTGAGGCAAGCGTGATCGTGAGCGTGATCGGAGTCGCATAACTCAGCGAGACGGTTGCCATCTAAGCGTTTTCCGTCCTTATTAAGCCAACGTGAGCACAAGGTTACCCGGCGAGCCGCCGGCAAAGCTCGCGGTAACCCCACTCGGTACCAATTGCGCCGCCACCTTACGCACCAATCCGTTGCCGGTGCTGGTGGTATTGACGCCGCAGGTGAAGGTATCAGTAGTGGCATTGGCCACCGTCTTCAATCCCGCCCATGAGCCGCCGGTGGCCGGCAGCGTGCCGCCGTATTCGTCGGTAACCACCACCGAATCGCCGTTTGCATAGCCGTGTGCCGGCACCGTGAGCACGCAAGGGGAGGCCGCCGAACCGGTAAATGGCTTCCAAGCATGGTTGCCGAGATAGTCCCAGGCGATGAGGTTGCCAGCGGTTGCAGCATCGAACAGCCCGAACGCCACCACCGTACCCCAATCAGCGGTGGCAGTCGGGAAGGTGATGGAGTTGGCGTTCGATGTCGATGCCGGAGCAGAACCCGAGGCGGCGTTCCAGGTGGTACCGGAGGTGGCCACGCGCGCATAACCGCCGCCAGAGACTTCGGTGCCGCCACCGGCATCGGTGGGCGCCGCGGTAAACAGCGCCACATAGATGGTAGGCAATGCTCCTATAGAGGTCTTGCCGGTTGTGTGATCGAGTACCTTCTTTGCCCAGTAATCCGACATACCGGACATGTGAGTCTCCTAATAGGTGGTGACGGTTCGCGGATTATGCGTGCGTTGACAATTCGGTCTTCCTACAGTATATAGGCATTGTCTCGCCTGCCATGCGTAGGAAGAGCGTTCGAGGCCGCCCTCTTCGTTTGGGCGGCTTCAGTCATTCTAGGCCTCATTCGCGATCGAGTACTCTCCGATATGGCCTTGTACAATTAGGCTTTCCGACAACATATAAGCAGCGTCTCGCCTGCCACGTGTAGGAAGAGCATTCGAAGCCGCCCAAACAAAGCGGGCGGCTTCAGCCATTTTGGGCTCCCTTCGTGATCGAGCCGCCGGGCATGCGAGTCTCCTAATGAGTGGTGACAGTTTCAGCGCCGACAATGCGGCCGTTTTCATCGCGGATTACGCGCTTAGGCGCTGCTATCGCACGTGCGGCGTTAGAAAGCGCAGCGGCCAATTGCTGTTGGCCCTCGATCAGCGCCACCATCGCCTGTTCGATTGCGCGCTGAGAGGCCACAAAATGCTCGCCTAGTTTCCCGGCCACTTCATCGGAAGCGTTAAAATGGATGGTATTCTGCGGAACCCTGGCCTCTTCTCCCGCCACCTTGGCCTGCATGCGTAGCAGCTCGAGCTCCTTTTGAAACTCGAACCGCTGCCGCTCCAATTCCAGCTCGAATTGCGCCTTCTTTTCTTCCGTTGCCGCGTCGGCAAGCGCCTGCGTCTTTTCGATTTCGATGCGGGCGGCGATTTCCTGCAACTTCGGGTCGGGCGGTTGCTGAATCGGCGCCGATGCCGGATCGGTCGGTTCGCTTCCCGGTTCAACGAAAAACCGCTCGGCGTTGCGATACCCCAACAACCGCGCCAGTTCCTGCGCGCTTTCCCACAGATTGCGCGGTGATACCATACCGGCAGCTACCGCCTCCTTCTGTGCCGCAATCAGCATCTGTAGTCCTGCCAACCGCTCGGTGCGACTGCCATAACCAAGACCAACATTCACGGTCATGTCCTTGCGCGTCTTCCAATTGCGCGGATCAACTTCAACCCAGCGATTGCGCAGCCGCACGACTTGCGCTTGTTCACCGTGCTTGCGCACAGTCTCATGCAGCAACAGGAACAGATCACGGATTCCGGTTTGCGCAAAGATGCGCGCGATCAGGCGAATCTTAGCCTGCGCGGCGTTGAACATCTGGTGCGCAATCGTCGCCACCTGATTCTGCAGCGCGTTCGGGTCAACGCCCTGTCCTTGCCTGGTAACACCGGTGCGCCATTCGCGCTGCGCATCGAGATATTGCAGCACCGGAAACATCTGTTGCGCCACGTCGGGCGCCTTGGTCCAGGAGATGCCGCCCGGCTGGCGAACGCGGATCGGCGCGCCAGCGCGGAAGGTCAACAGATCGTTCAGAGTCTCTGGCGTGGCATGCGATTGCGCCACTTCCGGCCGCGGATAGACCGCAAGATAGGTGGCATCCATCATGCCGCGCAAGATTGCGGTTTTGATGCGCTGGATATCGATCACAAGATCGGCGATCGACCGCCCAATCAACCTATGCGTGATGATAACCGGCGTAATAGCGGCGAAGGGAATGCGGTCGATGCGCTCGATATCGGGCTTGCCGTTGAGGCGCAACACCTCGCCATCTTCGCCACCAGTGACGATGCGGTAATAGCCCGGCTTCCCGTCTTGTTCGTAGTCGAGATAGATGTAATGCTCGATCACCTCGACTTCGCGCGCAGCATCGTTGGAAGCGTCGGAGGCAAAGAACGTCAATCCTTCCTGCACAGTATCGCGCCGCGTGCGCTCGATATTGGTAAGGCTTGTGGTGGGTTTTAAGCTTCGCACCTGTTCGGCGTCATATCCTTGCGCAATAAGATCACTGACGCGCCTGATAACGAGGTGATAGCAATAACGCGCATCGCGCAAGCTTCTGGCGGATGCAGCAACGCCAAATTCCTCGGGCGGCACCGCCTCGACGCGGGCGCAACCGTAGCTCGATTTGCGCACTACGGTTAAATCATGCAGGCCATCGTGTTCAGAATGTTCGATCACTTCGACGGCGGGATCAGATGTGATAAGCGCAAACGCATCTGCGGTTTGATTGTAGTAGGTTTCGCGCTCTGATTTCTCTCCTTTCTCCCACCATACCTTGGCAATGCCGAGCTTTTGCAGCAACGCGTCTTTGACCATTGAATACAGAACGATAAACCCATCGTTCTGTTCCCAAAATACGTGATTGATGTAATCCGTTTCCTGGTCCGCCGCGTCTTCATCTTCCGGGCCAACAGGGCTGAATCTCACTACTTCGTCGCCGCCGGCAAAAATCTCCATCAAGTCCGGCATCATGCCCTCTACTGTGTCGGCGACATCACTGGAGACGGCAGTTGAGCGCCCGGCAAGTGACGGCATGTCGCGCGTCATGTCGCCCAAGTAGTAGGCCATCGCCCGCTCGCGCTCGTTGGCAAGGCGCGATCCGGGCACGCTCCCAAGCGCAGCTGCTCGTTCGGCTGCTAGTATCGCCTTCAATTCGCTTTCGCTGATCGGCATGTCAGGCCAGCGCTATGTTCGGTATTTCAAGGGAGCGCCAGAAATTCTGTTGCCGAGTTGGCTGTTCATAACAGATAGCCATCAGGCCAAACGCATCGGCAGCGTGCGAGGACCAATCGTGCTCCGGCCCCAGCCCTATCTCGCGCCGTTCGTCGATGCGTTCATGATAGTAGGCAAGCGCCTCACGTCCAGCTGCAGTCTTGTCGCGGTCGAAGTAGCAGCGCGGCAGAAGCCTGCGTACTGCCTCAATTCTCATCGCCGCCGCACCACGCCCTTGATTAGGCACCGGCTCCGGCACCTCAAATTCAGCCTCACGCAGATGATCGCAGTATCGCTTGCCGGTTACGTTATTGGTTACCGCGCCGTCGTGCGGTAGGATGCAGATGGCACGGCTCCAACCGCGTTGCCGAAGTTGATCGACATAATAGGCGAGCGGCTGCCCCTGCCCTTCGATGTAATCAAGCACATAGATATCCTGCCCGCTCCACTGCACGATCCAGATTGCCATGGCATCGGACGTGGCCCCCGCCCCGCCGATGTCGAAGAAGGCGCGCACTGGAAGCAGCGGATCGATAGCGAGCTTGGGAACAATGCGCCCCTCGCGTTCGCAGGCCGACAACAGCGCACCAAAGTAAGACCCCTGAATCTGAGTAGCGTACTCACCTTCCCAGATGTGATCGTATCGATCAGGAAAGCGCGCCTGATCGAGCCTGCGTTCAGCCTCAAGTTCTGGCGGAAACCACGGATTGTCGCGCCACGACACGCGCACCACGCGCGCGTCCGGTACATCACCACCGCGGAAGAAGGCATCGATTGCATCGCGCCGCGAGCGCGGATTCCACGAAGCCCAGATTTGCGAGGAAGGCGCGCGAATGGTCGGTCGCAGGATCGAGAAGGAAGCGTGCGAAAGCGTATGCGCCTCTTCAATCCAACAGCGATGGAATCCTTCGAGCGATTTGATCGACTCGGCGGTGTAATCGTGCATACCGCGGAAGATGATAATGCCATCGCCTGGCGTAGCAATGGCCTCGCGATAGCTGCGGAATCCGTCTGCCTCGGTGAGGCCATACCGGCGCAGCTGGTCCTCTACGAGAAGCTTGGCCGATTCCTTCAAATCGCGCTGGATTTCGCGCACGCACACGCAGCGCAATCCCTCACCCGATATACCGGGCTGAGCAAGCGCATCCTCAATCAGAAGTGAAGCAAAGAAGTGACTTTTCCCGGATCCGCGACCACCATAGGCGCCTTTGTATCGTGCCGGCTCAAGCAACGGGCGGAATGCCGCCGCCGTTTCGATTGAAATCTTCCGCATGTTCTATTAGAATTGGTTCCGGCTGAGCG